TTGAACGCTTTGCACTTCAGGCGGTTTAGCGTAACGCCATTTTATGCCAGTAGGTGCTTGAATGTGGTTTTTGACGTTTGAATTTACTCCAGCAAACACTATGTCAGGAATAGCAAAACTAGAAAAAGTTCCGCTTACTTCCTCATAATGGCCTAAAATTGCCGTTGTAGAACTTTTATTGCTTTCGGTAGTAGAATCCGGAATATTTTTAAACGTAAGGTCCAAAGTGTAATCTGTTTTTACGTTGCCAAATGAACGCTTAAATATTGCCCCAGACAACGACGTGTATGTCGTGCTGGGTATGTCACCCATTTTGAATTTACGGGTGCTTGGTTTTATCTCAGGAAACTGGTCAGCCATTAGCGGATACCTACCCTGGAGCGTGTACGGGGGCTGTTCTGCATCTTATCTAATGTCATGCTCATACCCTGCTTTGCGCCGTCACTAGCAGCCTGACGACGAGTTGTTGACATAGCAACCTCAAGCTGTTCACGACTTACAAATTCCGTTCCACCGATATTAGTCGTCTCGAAGGTGAAATTCATTTGTGGTGCGCCGACTCCTGCAGGTGAACGTCCCATCATTTGGCGCATGTCCTCATTGCGCATGATGCCACCACTTGAACCAGGAATAAACAGTTCAGGTCCACGCTCTCCAACCATATAAGGACGACCACCTTCTACTGGACCACCGTTTGCTTTAGGCGTAAACAAACCGCTCGGATTGAATCCTGCTGTTGATGGCTGTGAAGCAAAACCCGTCAGGCCTGTTCCCGTTTCAAAGCTCCCTGGTTTACCAAAGCCAGGCATGCCAGCAAAAAGTTTTGCAATACCGATAGCGATGTAGGTGGCAATCATTTTTGCGCCTTCTTGCGCCAAGATCTGACCAACATCGCTTAGGAAATCAGCAAATACTTCTTTTGCGCTTTGCGTTCCACTAATTAACCCTACTATTCCATTGGTCAATGAATTGCCAACCGCGTCTCCAATGCCTTGCGCCACTCGAACACCTACAGCCTCAAGGTTGTTTAATTCAAGAGTTGCTTGCTCAATAAAAGTGCTTAACTCGCCTTTTGCTTTAGCTTGTTTTTTGCTTATGCCAGCCGACTCAGTTACCTGACCTCTAAGTCTTGCTAAATTTTCTTCTAACTCTGTAATGCGTTCAAGTTGAGCTATTTCTTGATCTGTTAATTTATTTTCTTGTTGCTTCAGCTCTAGTTGAGCTCGCTGTACCTCCAAGAAACTAGCTACTAAATCTAGTTTAGCTACTTGAGCCTTTGTGCTAAATTCTATTCCTGCAATTTCTTCTGCTATAGCTCTGCTGCCAAGTTGGCGAGTCAACTCAGTGATACGCAAAGATTTTTCTTGTTCAATAGTTTGTTGAGCCAAACCATTGACAACTTCAATTTGAAGGTTTTTCAGCAAGTCTGAAGCAGCTGTCAAAGACTTAATTCCTTCAGCTTCAAGAGCCAAATTCAATGCTTCCAAGCGAGCCTTGCCAAATTTTTCTTGAAGAGCAATGCTTTCTCCTGTTAAACGGTTGTATTCAATAAGACTTACACTAGCTTTTTCAATGCCAGCAACCTGCTGTATTGCAGAAGGAGCTTGTGCTTGGTCTAGTGCTTCTATGCTGTCAACTAAATCTTGATCAAGATTGCCAATTGCCGAACTCTGCTTTTCTAAAGCTCTTAATTCGTCTCCTTTAGCGGTTTTTGCCTGATCTTGTAACTTTTGATTTTCAAACTCAAGCTCGCGTCTCAAAACCTGAAGACGAAGGCTGGCAAGAGTTTTTTCTATGTTAAATTTTTCAACAGTGAATTTAGCGTTTCGTTCCAGAATATTTTTATTGATCTTGTTTATTTGGTTTTGAGCGTTTAACGCAAGTTCTGCGGACTGTCGCGCAACGTCTAATTTAAATTTATCAGCTCGTAACTGTATGCTTTCTACAGTTAAAGCAGAATCTCTCTCAAGTTTTGCTCGTTGCTGCTCTGTTTCAACAATTTTAAGTTGATAAGCGTCAGATGCTGCCTTGAGTGTTTCAGCCTCTTTCTGAAGGAGCGGGTTGCTTGCTCCTGCAGAAAAATTAAACAGCTGCGAAGCTGCTTGCTGATTTTTTAATTGCGCTAAAGCGTTACTAGCTCTTTGATCTTCAAGCTGATTAGCTTTTTTAAGGTTCTGCAGACGAAGACTTGAGACTTGATTTTCTACGCTGCGACGAAGGTTTGCTAAACCCTTTTCATAGTTTAAAACTATATTGTTTCTTTGCTCGTCAAATTTAGCTTGAGCTTGTTGAGCTTGAGTTCGCTGATCTAATATTTTAGAAGTAGTTTGTTCAACACTTTGGAATTGCTGTTGATTACTTAATTGGCGCTTGCTTTCGTCTAAATTTTTCTTCCTAAGTAGCGCTAACGTAGTTAAGCCAAGAATGTTTTTAGCCTCGTCTAAGTTTAATTTTTTTCTTCTATTAATAATATCTGCATCAACCTCTCCCCTAGTTCTTACGCCAAACGGATTAGCAATAGCCGCTGCACTTCGCGCTGTTTTTCTTTCTTCAAAAAGTTCCTTTAAAACAGGGTCTTCACCCTGCGTGCGTTTTGCTTGCTGAAAAACAACAAAGTTTTCGAGGCCTGCGGCAATTGCTTTTAAAATTCCTATAGAATTAATTACATTTGCAACTGCAGACTGCATTAAGCTCATGGACGTTGCAAAAGACCTAGACAACTCTTGAGTGTCATTGCCAAATTCTTTTAAAGCTGAAACGCCTTGCCCTCCAACAGCAAGAGCAAGTTGTTGAGTTGCTAATTCAAACGCTGTATTTTTTAAACCGGCTTCCTCAAGCGCTTTTACGTTTGCTGCAAAAGCAGTATTTGACTTGCCTGATGCCGCAATAACAGCATCTATATCAGCGGTAAGAACATTCAACGCTTGCCCTAAATTTGCAGCACCAGAAACAACTTGATCAACAAGCGCACCAATTTGCGTGCCTACAAGCGAAAGTGCAAAGCCAAATTGACCACCTGCTAAACCACCCGCACCACCTCCTATTGCGCCGCCTATTGCAGCGCCTCCTCCTTGTCCAAATAACAGAGGGAATGCTCCGCCAATCAGCGCATTGCTTAATGCGTTGTTTCGACGTTCACGCTGAGCTTTTAAAAATAAAGGACTTCCAGGAGTATTTGCGTCACCCTGTATAGGACTAAACCTTCCAGCAACTAATGCGCCTTGCTTGGAAATCCTAAGTTGTTTTTCGGCTAGTTCTACGGCTTGCTGCAAAATAGGCAGCATATTTTTATTGGCAGCAACCATCCCTTCTAAACTTAATCTTGCTCCTGCTAAATTTTGTCTTATCTCTTGAGTTTTGCGCTGAGAAATTGCATTTGCTTGCGCTGCTTTGCCAGCTTGTATGGATACTTGAGCAAGACTTGACGCTCTTGCTCTGCTTGCAGCAGCTACCTCATTGAAATCTGGAGGAAGTGCAGGAGTTAAACTAGGCTGCCCGCGCAAATATGCGCCAGCCATTGTTGTTTGCGTTCCACGTTTTGTTGGAGCGGCCTGAGCAGCGTTATACTCTCTAAGCTTTTCAGAAAGTAGGCCCAGTTTTTGAGCCTCTTCATTCATAAGTTTGTTTTGTCTATCACGAGCACTAGCAGCCTCTCCCGCTGCTCTTACATATTTTTGAATAGCATCAGTTTCTCCTTCTGTTCCTATTTCAACAAGTTGAAGTGCTCTAGCCGCTTCTTTTAAATTTTTAGTATAATTCTGTAAATTATTAAGAGGCATCTCAAAGATGTCTCTAGTTTTGTTGGTAATTTCAAGAACTTTATTGGTCTCTTTAAGAGCTTTTTGAAACGCTGCTAGCTTGTCCGCACCCTTTACGCCAATCTCAATTTCAGCTCTGTAAGCCACAACCGGACCGGCGCGTTCGTTTCACCACTTTAGCGTCTACGACGCGCCTTATCCATTTCCTTCTGCTGCTCCTCGTTGATTACGCTGAAATAAGCGCTCCAACCAATCAATTCTTCTGGGGTCATCGTGGCGCGAACCTCTGACAAGCTCATGCCAAGCTCCTTGGCAACGCCAAATTGCAGCATGAGCCAATTGTCCTTGCGAAGCTCAGCGCTTAGGATTTTGGGTCCATTTCAGCAACTTCATCGTCAGTAAGCACGCCAAGCATCAAAGCTTGCAAGTCTTTGTCCTTAACCTCGTTTTTCAGCACGTCAATTTCGCCTGCGTTAAACAACTTTTGACCGTTGGCATCCTGTGCCTTGGAAATCAACAGCTGCAAAGCAAAAGCGTTGGCATCATCAGACTTAGCCTGCCGTTGAGCACGCTCACGCTCAGCCATTGTCAAAGGTGTCACATACATCTCAAATTCCGTTCCATCGGAAAGCTCTACTACCTTTTTTGCAGGCTCTAAGTTTGCAGCTTTACGAAGACGATCAATTGCTCGCAATGAAGATGTACCGGCCATACAAATGATTGTGTATGCAATTACTGTAGCAGCACATTAAAAAAAGCCCCGGACAAACCAGGGCTTTTCTTGTTTTAACCGTGAACTACGACTTAGCGAAGTCGAAAGTTGGTGTTGTGGTGGGACGGAAGTTAATTTCGACAGACTGGGCGTCATCAGGATTGATAGCCAAACTTGCTGTCGTCAAGTTTGCTTCAAACTCAATGGAACGACTCAGTGTGTCGTTTAGGCTGCCGCCGCTGAATACCTGATCGGTATAAAGCTTGAACTTACAACCGGTTTGAACACGTTGCAGCACGTCTTCAACCATGCGGTTGCCCAGTGCATCGTCAGTGTCAGTGAAATACACAGTTGCACTTCCTGAACCATCAGCAAAACCTGCAATGAACGTTTTGAATGGAACGTACTGACCAGGAGTCGCGCCAATCGTTGTAACGTCGATTTCGTCACGAGTGATCTCAAAATTCCATTCCCGAACTTGAGCAACAGCCGAGAAAGCTGAAAATTCAACTTGGAATTTGTTTGGAGCGACAGCAGTGCCGTCGTCTGTAATCGTGATTGTAGAACCGCCTGACGTTGCAGAGACCTGCATTGCGCCTGTGCTTGCCGTGTAAGCAATTACGTAATAAACCGTTCCAGCAGTGATGCCTGCGGGCAAAGTGCCAGAGCCTGCTGCACCTGTTGTGGTGTTAACTACGCTGAATTTAACGGCGTCACCTACCTTGAAATTAAGGTAAGTTGCGACTGTAA